GTAATTCGCCTAAAGTGGTGTTCCGATGGAAAATTCCAATTCGCAAAATCTCTCTGGTGTAGTGGTGGAAGAGGCGAAGGACGCGCCTCCACCCACCCTGCTCCCACGCCCGGTCTCATTGACTGTGGCAACAGGAGCTAGCGCAGTTGATATCGCTTCGGCGATGGATGCGACCAACACCAATTTCACGTATGGACTTGGGGAGGGTAAATCAACCCACCTCATTGCAGCCCGCCCAGGGCGGCTCTTATCAGTCCAGACCGGGCCCGGCTTAGACATTGCTCCCCAATCGGGTCGAGCTGTCGCAGCCGCGCCCGTCCGTGCCCAACCCGCCCGTCAGGGCGATAAGAAAGAGAAAGAGCAGAAGCACGCGCCTGTGGCCCAATCCGGCAAGAGTGGTAACCAATCCAACAAGACCGGTGCCCGCCCAGGTCAAGCTGCACCGAAGGCACAGGCTGGAAGTCAGCAGCGTAGCTCAGTTCCCTCTGGTAGGGCTGGAGTGAAACGAGGGGCAGTTCCGGCCCCAAGTGAATCATCAGGGTCTAGTGGCAGGCGGAAACCCGGTAAGCGTGAGCGCGCTCGCGCCCGCCGGGCTGCCACGGATCGAGCGGTGGACGGTGACGGGGAGTCATCGCCCATGGCGGCTTCGGCCGCCGGTGGTGTGCGGGTGATTGACCCGCCGCCTGGCCGACCAGCTACATATGTCGGCCCCGCACAGTCGGTTGAACAGCAAGTTGTTGTGAAATCGGCTGAACAAATTGGTCGCAGGCACGTCCAAGTGTTTGCGACGCTCGAGGCTGAGATCCTCGAGCGGTTGAAGCGCGATTTTCCCCAATTTGAAATCACGGATATGAAGTCCCAACGTCGACAACATCCGTGGGCCCACGCCGAACGCCAACTGGCAGAGCAGGTTGCACTTGACATCTTGGGAGAGGTGGTGCGGCCTGACCAGTGGATATTGGACGTGGGCGGGAATCCCGTAAGACACATGACACAGAGGCGCAAGAGGGTGTGGTCGGCCTGCCCCATCCGCTTCCCGCACGATGCTGCCCGGATCGCAGGGTATACGGCGAAGAACGCGCAGAACTTTTGTACGCATCGCGCCGAAGTGTGTCAGTGCCAGACATTCCGAGGAGTTTTGATGGTTCATTCCATCTACTACCTCAAGCCGGAGGTGGTGTTGCAGTTCGTTGACAAGTACCTTAGGGTTGTTAGCGTGGCTCACAAATTCCCGGATATGTTAGGCGCCATGTTCAACGGCGAAGTGAAATACAACCAGTGGACGGGTTCAATTTCATGTTACGCCGCGGGTAATTCCACAGCCTACAACCACCCAAATCCCATGTGGTTGGAAAATGGCTACTATACTGATGGCAAAACGGCTATGGCCTGGACCACTCAATTGGTCGGCGAAGCCTCGTACATCACCACGTTTTCTCCTGCCCCGCCTGGGCTCCAGCATGAGCTCAAGGCGTTGGATTTGGATGAAGTCGTGCGTGACCCTCAGTATTATGGCACCGTGGACTTCGGGTTCAAACCCGGGTCCTCGCGGCCATTCGCTTTGTTCGAACAGCGAACCGTGATTGTGAGCAGCGTGTGGGCTATACACGACTGGGTAGTATTTGGTTACAACACGGAACACAACGTGGTGGTTGCGAAGGGGCTAGTATCGGAGCTCCGAGGTCACGCGGCGTTTCACGCGCGTGACGCGCACCTTGTCACGTATCTGACAAAAATGGCGCGGGCGCGGCTTGAGGAGTTGAACATGCCGGGCCACCTCGTACCTGAGTCAGTTGTGTGGGCTGTCGCACTGGCTATGCGTGTCTCGCCGTCCGAAGAGGCGGCAATCGAAGATTCCTTGGGGAATCCTGAACGCTATGCCAGGGTTAACGCGCTTTTGCGCGGTGAAACCACCAAGCGAGTGCCAAATTGGGTCTGGCTTCTTGTCGCGGCAATTGGAACCACTGCCGCGGGAATTTGGTTGAGCCGTAAAGGGCATCCTATGATGGGCAACGTTGCGGCCATTGTGGCGGACGCTGCCAGTAATGGTGACGCCTCTAAATCGGCCTCCCAAGCTCAGGTTGTTGAGCAAGCCAGTGACACCGGCAAACAAGTAGCACAGGCAGTGCGCGATAATGCGCGGGGTTTCATCGAACGGGTGAAGGCCGCGGGTACATCTTATATCGCGCATATCCGAGCGCTTGCTGCCCGCTTCCAGCGCTGGGCGCTTGAGCGGTCCGCAGCAGCAGACGCTAGGGTGCATGACGTGGCACGTGACTACGTGCCCGGATTGATGTTGCCTGCGGGGTTGAGCGCGGCTGTGGGGTCAGTTAGTGCGTGGTATGGCGAGTGGAGCGAAGTTGCGCGCTCCCTCGTCAGGACCGCCGCTGACGGGCTACCGCAGCTTGCAGGGTTGGCCGGGCTCATCGGAGCCCGCCTTGCCGGGCTCATCCCTGGAAACGGTCCGGTTTTCCGGGCCGCGGATGTTGCGTCAGTCGTCCTTGAGGAGCTCATTAAGCGTGTGAGCCCACAATGGGCGGTGGCGTTGCCGATGTTTGAGGCGACCGTGGTCGGTGTGATGGCGACACGCCGACCTGGCGCCAATACGCTTTCTGCTGGCCTTGAGAGGGCACTGGGTACGATGGTAAGGCTGAATGTTCATTTCATTGCCACCACGTTGCCTCTCTGGCAAGGCGTCCTGTTCCACTTAGCTTACAACTACTTTGTTTCTAGCCCTTGGCGCGCGCACTTATTGGCGCACCTTGGCCAGGTCAAAGATGCGGTGGCACGGGATTGGCAGCCCGAAGCAGTTTTGGTCGAGAAGCCATACTCGGCCTTGCTGCAAGGGGAGTGGAGCAAGCATACACCGGTCGTAAGAGTTGTCGGGTACGATGCGGTTGCTCCTCTCAAAACCCTCGCTGAGGGGGCACAGATTCGCCCGCCTGTTGAGCCAAAGATCAACCGCGGGCAGGTGAAGGACCACGCTTATGGTCTGTATGTGCCCTTTCGCGTCCCTGTTGTATCAGCCTCAACGACTAGTAATGAGTTGCTGTCGTTGCAGAACAGGGTATGCACCGCTGTGCCGCTTCCTGAGCTGGGTGCTTGGGATCAGCTAGCGGATGAGCAACGACGGTGGCGCGGCGAACCTTGGATGTATCGCCGCCCATCAGACCTACGGAGCCCCATTGGCGAGGGGGACTTCGAGGCCTGGGTGACCCGCTTTCCAGCCTCACAGCGCCTTGTGCTGCGCAGAGCGCTTGAGGCCGCCGACTGGACTCGGCGTGGTATCCGCCGTGCCAGCCGGCGGAAAATGTTCATTAAAGCGGAACACCTTGACAAGAGCCGGGCTGAGAGCGTTGTCGATTACGCTCCCCGAGCCATCCAAGCCACGAGCGATGAAGCGAACGCCACATTGGGTCCTCCCATGTGGGCGTGGTGCAAACGGTTGCGCGATGTGTGGAATTCGGAGAGTCCTATATTCTACACTGCCGGCGCTAGCTGTGAACGCATTGGCTCTTGGCTGGAAACCGCCGTTTGGCGGTGCGTGTCCGCAGGGCACGAGCCCGGTTTCTTGGAGGATGATGGAACACTCTGGGATGCCCACGTGTCTGAGGAGGCTATGCGTTGCGAGCAGCGGGAGTACGCTGCCTCACGCATGTCGAAGCCTGCGCTGCGTGTTATACGGGCGGGAAACCGCACCGTTGGCCGTACGGCTTCTGGCGTTGCCTATCAGTGCCGTGGAGGGAGGAAGTCTGGAGACCCCCACACAAGTGGGGGCAACTCCTACATCAACGGTGTCACCCATTTTCATATCGCCATGCGCGCGATTATAGCGCTTGGTCGGCATTTAAATGTTCCCGTGTCTATCGCCGTTATGGGCGATGACATGTTGATGGTGGCACCCTTGTGGTTCCTTCGGAGCATCGATTGGGCCACTGAGATGCGGCGGTTTGGGTTCACGCAGAAACCGGTTATCCGGGATTTGAACCAACTGCCGCTGGTGGAATTTTGCAGCTGCCTGTTCTGGCCTACTTCGCGTGGGTTGGTGCTCGGGTGTAAACCCGGGCGCCTGCTCTACAAGAGTGGCTGGAGCATCACTCGGCAGCGGCGACCCTTGGAGTGGTTGCGCGGCGTGGCCATGGGCTTGGCCAATGATGTCGCACATGTGCCGTTCGCAGAACAGTGGGTGGCACGCATCCTTCAGCTCACGGCTGGAACTCGTGCACGAGCCATCGTGAACGAGTACCGGCCTCACGTCGGCCGCCGGCATGAATGCGCCGGTAGCCCAGTCCTTGGTTGGACCACCTCGGGCTTCGTGGCCTACCGTTATGGGTTGGACTACGATTGCGTCCAGCAGTTAGCCTCACTGCTGGCGGGCGTTACACAGCTGCCTTGTGCAGTCAACTCTGCCACTTTGTCGGTCCTCATTTTGCGTGATACGTAAATAGACAAGTGGCATCACGGGGCAACAGGGTACGCCCGGGGTTTGACGACCCCCCCCATGTGAGTCAGGCCTACGTCCTTAGCCTTCTGTGTTAGGGACAGCTGAACGGATTTAACTCGTTTGTGGAATCTGTGAGGTTTATTGCGTAATTCGCCTAAAGTGGTGTTGCAATGCCAAAAGGCAAGAAAAGCAAGGGTGGAAAGCGGAAGCGAGGCAAAGCTCGTGGCAGTACTGGTGCCACGCGAGAGCTTCTGCATACCACCGTCCCAAAATCGGCAATTGAGGTGAAGGGGCACGCGCACGGGATGCGCGTTGTTGGCAGTGAAATCGTGTCTGAGATCGTCAGTACACTCCTGCCAAACCGAAAGGTGTTAACCCTCTCGCCCATTGTGTCTGACACATTCCCAAAACTCACGGGCTACGCGTTGCAGTGGGAGCGGTACAAGTTTCGCAGGGTTTCTCTGCGTTACGTTCCCGCGTGCCCTGCGACTCAGTCCGGCGCAGTTGGAATTGCCATTCACACGTCGTTTCTTGGGAGCATCAGCCAGGTGACCAATGATATGCCTGAGTTCGCGTCCTACGAGTATTCTCGCGCTGGGACGGTTGCTGGGCCGCTGCGCACGCCCGAGTGGCGCACGGTGGACCCTGAGTGGTTCTTTACGACATCTGAGATTTCGAATGATCCGCTCAAAACGAACCAAGGCTCAATTGCCTGGCTGACGCGCGACTCCAGTTCCGCCGACAATGGCAAGTTGGCGGGATACCTGGTCATTGACTATGACATCGAGTTCATGAACAACCGCCCCACCCAGAATCGAGTGGCGGTGTCCAGGAACTCCGGTTCCCAGAACGTAACTGGGACATCGGGTCCAAATGTCTTGGATTTGGGCGAGTGGACGAACACCATAGGAACATGGTTGAAAGAGCCATCGAAGAGCGGCACTGCTACTGACCAAACACGTAGCGTCTGGGGCGATCTGGCGGCAGGGACCACTGAGTATCTGCTGGATCTTGTCTTTGACGTTGGCAGCAGCAGTGTCGATTCCAATTCTTCGAAGGCCCAGTCCTACACGCTCACGGCTGACGGGAAAGTGGTGGTGCGGGCACCCAAATGCCCCACTACCCCGCGCTACGTGTCTTGGCACCCGGCCTTGGCAAAGAAGCGCCCCGGACGGCTTACACATGAAGAGGCAAAATTGCTCTTTGACACGCCGGAAACGGCAGGCGACTTTAAGGTGTATTTAAGCGCCGTCAATGATGTTACGATGAACGTAGTCACCCTGTGGACGGCGTCTTATGCGCCGGGAACGGGAGCCACGGCCGTGGAGGCTGCCATTGAGTTTGAGCTCGGTGACAATGTCCTCCCTGGGGTCGATGAAGGTCAAGCAATTCAGGTTTTCGCATCTGTCTATCCTACTGGGACGGAGACACGTGCGATCACTGATTTCTTTACCAGCCTTGTGCCCATCTATGGAGGTTTCCAATGAGGGGCGTAGGCCCGTCCGGGGGGGAGGTATAAATTCCTGGACGTTAAATATTGCCGCTGATTTTACAGC